TTATTATTAATCAAGCTGAATATATCACCCCGATTAACGCCAATTGCTCATCCTAAAATGACTACCCTACACACGGGTCATTCATCAATTTTAGGGACTAACGGCGTGCTTCATCTTCATAGGAGTGTGAACATCTCCTATCGGACTATTGCACTCGTGCTAACAAACTATTAAACAACACATAGAATCATCATACCAGTACGCTGTAGCATTAGAATGGGAAATAACCCCGCGGCACATCTCACGATGTGACACAATTACCTCCAACACCAACTTCCCCAATGACTATGGGCTATACTTATTGTCATTTTAAATAGATTAATTAGTCTTTCGACCCAGTTTAACGTCTTGTTCAGGACTAAATGGCACACAAATTCGACAAGAATTAGTGCACCAGCCTACTAAATGAGTCAGTAGGTCTTTCCACTCCACCTACTTAGGTTGAGAGCGGCGTGAAGAAACTGATTTAACATCGTCATCAATTTGCAACGAACGGACCGGTATAGGTGGACGCCGACTATTACAGTAGTCGGAATCCATACCAACATCCTTCCAGTTGCCATTTCGATGGTCAAACTCAAGTTCTTCTAAACGAGACACAATCTCCTTCATATAATCTTTTTCATTCAAATTCTCAGACTTCAACTTTCTGGCCAAAGTAAGATTACCTGGTACCTGACATATAAAAATGTCAGCAGTACCTGAAGCAAGACCTGTCAAAACACTTATGGTCATAGTATTAGCAGCACCAGTTCCTGCTGCATTCACGTTCCACATAGACACATAAGCACAATTGCCCCCAGAAGTAGCGGACAATGAGCCCGTAGCAGAATCCTCAAGCAAACTATATGCTGTTATATTGGATCCAGGAGTAAGGGTCAACCCTCCTGTAACATTTGCAAAAAATGCACAAGACACCAAAAATTGACCTGCAATAGGCAATGTAAAGGTACTAGCCGTCATGACAGACGGTATGTTACTACCAGCTCTTAAAACGCCACCTGTTGTTCCTAAAAACTTTGAGGCAGCGGCTGCAGCAGAGGCAGCTGGGCTCTCAACAATGTGCGAACTCAGCAATGCTCCACCAAGTGGAATATTCTGTTTTGGACGAATCATGGTATACGAATACTCAACCCACAATTCTCCAATCAAACTCGTGCTATCCACAGTTCCAGAAGCAGCAAACTGAAAATTACCAACATCATAAAATTTTCCATTACCAGTCACAGGCGTTTCCGAATTGGCTGAAGTGTAAACGAAATAATTTTTCAAAGGAACGTCCTGCATACCTCCGCCTCTAGAACGGCGCGCCTGCAAAACGTCATGAATAACATGCTTTGAATAAGGTTCAAAAGCAATAGACTTTTCATAGTTTTCCATTTGATCAGTTGTGGTAAATGCAGAATCATCCACATCAAAATTGGTCGCCATAATAAGTCGACCCGCTGCCACATTGCTACCACTAGCAGTATATGACCGCGTCACATAATGAAATTTCATCACATTAATGCGATACTGCTCATAAGTTCCAGCAGTTTGCGCAAACACAGGGTGCAAGACAGTGTTACCTGGATTAATGTACAATTGCTTAATTATCGCAAATGCAGTTGTACTTCCAGTAACATCAGCTATCTTTTCAAAACGAACAGCAAATTTATCCTCTATACGAGAGTTATTTTGCATAACCACAGAAGCATTGAGGCCATCCGTGGTGTTCATCATACGCGGAATATTTCCTAACGTACCACCACCCCTTCTCTGACGCTTTGGCGGCCTCTGGGGCAAAGCCCTCCTAGGCACAAAAGGTACCAAAGCGGTTGCATTTCTACCCTTCAACTTCTGTCGAGGGGGCGGGCGTCGCAACTTACCACCCAGCGCGTTCTTACGAGCGCGCGCTCTAGCTTTTTGAGCTTTAGACTTTGTCATAATAAAATTGTTCTACGTTTCTACCGTTTTATGAACACAAAATTTTTATTTTGCGGGAATTTTGACTGCAGTCTTACAGACTCAAGCCGCTTCAGGAACCATTTGGGTTCCAATGACCTTCAGTAATTGATCTATGGATTCATTACAAATTTCTGACTCATGCCCGGCATAAGCTGCCTCGAGGCCACGGTCACTTCTCCAGATCCCTTTAATTTGTTCAATAGGGATTCCGTTGCAAACACCAACTAAATCATCAGAGTATACATCGTATATAAAATTAATATAACGTTGTAGGACATCACGTAACTCTGCATTACCAAAACTATCAGCTCTCAAAGCCAATGCACGTAGCAGATGCCATCGTATATCGTCTTCTTCAGAACCCCACATAAGAGATGAGAGAACTCTAGCCTTTTCAGGACTAGGAAGATACATACGCAGGCCATCATGCCATTCAAAACCTTGAGAAAGGAATCGACACTCCTCAAGTTTACGACGATTGTAGTCTGGAGAACTGGTTTTTACGCCAATTGCACTCCAGATTTTAGACACACTTGTCGCATTAAACCAGCCAACAACCTCATCACTACAAGTGAATGTGTTGTCGTCGCCGTTTAATGCCGCCTCCACTTCTTGCTTAAAATCAAGATAAGTAGTGGGGCGTCCCTCAGCACGAGCCAAAAGGATCCAAGCGTAGGCCAACAGCCTAAACAATATCATTGTGTTATCAACAACTGTATTAGAACATCCAGAAGGATTTCCAGTGGATTTACGAACAATCTCACCTGTTTCAAGACAGATCACAGTTTCTACAACATCGTCATACAAAGCACTAAATCTGCTCCAATTTTCCGGCGTTCGCTCCAAAGGGTCAAGCATGGACCAACGAATATCACGTTGTCCATACATGGCTCTTCTGAATAATGAGCAGTCAAAAGCTGACTCATCGAGCTCAAACGCATTACGCAAGAATTCCTCAGATCGAGGTTTTCCATAACGACCG